TTGAAAAACATCGCTACCTTATGCGTCTGCGTTTCAAGCGCGCCTTTAAAGGCTCCGGGCAGGATGATGTCGCCGTCTGAGTCTGTGTTGTTAAAGACAGAGGCGTACCCTTCAAAAATGCCCTGCGAGCCATCACCGGCAAACTTGATCTCGGTCTGGTCAAAAGAAAGCGTTTTGTTAATATCTGGCATTGCTGACCCCATAAAAAACTAAACCCCGCTTTCGCGAGGCCGTTGGTTGCTGGTTCCCAGTTCGGTGATGGGCACATATTGCGCCTGACGCATGGCAACATCGCCGCCCGGTAGGGGGGGCAGATTATCCAGTCGTCGCATTTCGTTGATGGTACGCAACCCGGATTCCCCCATGGCCTTCATAAACGCAGCACGCGAGGCTGAATCACCACGCAACAGGCCATCAAGGTTATGTTCAGCATGATAAACCCCAACTTCATTTGGCTTTAATAACCAGCGCTGGATGCTGTTTTCCCAGCGAGAGATATAGGGTTGCAGGGTGTACTGGAGGAACCCAAGATTCTGCTGCTCAATGCCGGTTCCCCAACTGGTCGATTTTTCCACATCCCCCACCAGATGCGGCGGGACGCCAAAGAATCGCGCCAGTTCACTGACCTGAAACTTGCGGGCCGCCATGGTTTCAGCATCCTGGGGGCTGACGCCAATGTCATGCGCCTGGAAGTTGGCTTCCAAAATCCACAATCGTTTTTTTACCGGGCCACCGGAAATCTCTTTGAAATTTTCTTCCAGTTGATCGCGCTGTTCCTTGGCCAGTACCCGTTCACCGGTAGAAAGGATTTTGGGGGACTTGGCCCCGTTGGCGTAAAAATCGCGCTGGTTATCCTCCATCGCTACTGCGACCCCGGCAGACTTGCAGGAATGGGCTATCGGGGATAGCCCCACCAATCCGTTAAAACCAAATCCTTTAAGGTGGAAAATATCCCGCTGGGCAAAGTTGGCAAACTCATGATCGCGTTGATAGCGGTAAACGATCCGTTTTCCTTCCAGTCTGACATCCATATTGGCCGACAACAGCGGGATCATGCTGATGATATCGCCCACCCCATTGCGTTCGATCAATGCGTAAGCATTGCCGTAAAAGCAGAGCTGCATGGTCATTGACTCGCGAAAATCCTGCGCGGTCATGTATTGATTGGGAGAATAACGCAGTAGCCTTGCCAGTGGATTATCCAGCTCCACTTTGGCGCGATTGTCGTTACCGTCTGTTTTAAATACATCTAATGGCAGACTGGCCGTTAAGGTCGAAATCAATGAGACACAGCGCCACACGGTAGAAATTTGCAGAATGCGCTCATCGTTGATCAAGGAATCGCCGAGGCTGCCGGACGCCGAAACAGGGCCAGTTTGCGATCCCTGATTGGGGGTGACCAGCCTGCCGCCGACGAACCATGACGCCACCCGCGCCCACCAGCCATTGTTGGTGCGCAAGTCTATCGAATAGTGGGTATCTGACATTACATGCTCAATGGTTGATATAAAAAGTCTTCAAAGTCGCCACCCCTATCGACAACTTCACCGTTTGCCGCCCCCATCGCCATCGTGAGGGCCACCATGCCATCCATGCGGCCTGTCGCTTTGGATTTATCTATCTTGCGGTTACCCGCTGAGTCCTTGATCACCGTGGCGTTGGCGGCACACATCGTCATCACCGGATGATCACCATGCCGAAGCCGATTGTTGAGCAACACTGTTTCCAATGTGTCGATGGCGGGAGCCATATCCCGATACCCCTGACCGAATTTCACCAGCGGAAGCGTTAACCCGATGCGATCGACTTCTTTTTTGAAAACATCGATGCGCCAGCGGTCAAACGCGATGGCTTTCACATCAAAATCACTCAGCAATTCCGCAATCTTCAGCACCACAAAATCATATTCCACCGAGGCGGTAGGCGTCGTTTCGAGGCAGCCCTGCTCGGCCCAAACATCATAAGGGGCGCGATCCCGCTTGGCCCGGTCGAGCAAGGTCTTACCCGGTGTCCAGAAGAACGGGAATACCAGCCAGTCACGATCTTTATCCTGTCCCACAATCACCAGCGCGGTAAGGTCGTTCTTTTCTGACAGGTCGAGCCCCGCGTAGCACTCCCCAACAATCATGCCTGGGTGAATATCCTTCAGAATACTGGTCTCCCAAACATTACGGGAGACGAACGGCGACACGGTAGATACGCGCTGGTTCAGATTGAGGTTACGAAAGGTATTTTCACTGGTGGGCATCCTCGCCGCTTCTTCTGCCCGGCGCTGCATCTCGTCCAGTGAACGAAAAGTTCCCAACGCCGGATTAGCAGCACACCATGCAGCCCTATCCATAATGTCGGCGTCTTTTTCAGCAGTATGCACATGGCAAACAATATGTGGATCGGCAGAAGTTGCCGCGTCATCAATCCACACGCTCAATAGGTCGGCGTCGTTGGCCGCCTGGGTACTGATAGCAATCAGCAATGGTGATTCATGCGCCCCTTGTGATGTGACGATAGCGTCAACAAAATCACTGCGCGGGCCGACCACCTGCCCCACTTCATCCAGGATCGCCAGCACTGGCGAGAGGCCGTGTGCGGTTTTACCCTCGGCGGCCAGCGCTTTATACTCGACATTACAGGGGGTGCCAATCAGCCGCTTACCGCTGGGAATGATATGCACAATGTCCTGTAGCGCGGGGTTAAGATTAATCATTTTGACCGACAGGCTAAAGACCAGCGCGGCCTGCTCTCGGCTCATTGCACCACTGACGATCTGCGCGTTTTGCACCGCCTCTGGGCCAACCAGGTGAGCAAGAAGTATTCCAGCAATTAACCCGGTTTTCCCGTTCTTTCTGGCGATGCTTAACATTGCCCTGCTGGTTCCCACCGGGTTGTCATAGACATCAAGCAGAAAGTCTTTCTGGAAGCCATCAAGCTTCATCGGCTGTCCGATAAGCTTGCCTTCCGGCACAATGCAATAGCGCTCAATGAACGCTATCACGCGCTCACCTCGCGTCATGAACACCTCTTAATGTTTTGGAAAAGCGATCAGGTTATCGTCTTCGCGTTGATGACCACTGACCGTGCTTCTGGCGTTCCTGTCATTTTTGTTTCTGTTGCGCTGGTCCCGGCTTTCACCGTTGGTAGCGTGGGAATGGATTTGCAGATCACGTCGCTGTGCCAAAATCGTGCGCTGTAATTCTACGATTTGTTTGCGCAATTCTTTAATTTCAACAACGTTTCTCGCCTCACCGCGCACGCGTTCTTCGTTACGTAAATCACGCCGTAAAAGGGTGATATAGCGTTGATTATTTGCCAGTTCAACAGCAGCTAACAGGTCGGCGGGTGTCCAGCTATCCAATGCTTTGGATCGAATATTGTCATGCCAAAAAGGCGCGGCTTTTTTTTCCAAACCCGCGTGCGCCGGGGGCTGAAGGGTGTCCTCGGTCGCATTTTGCATGGCCTGAATTGCCGCCGTCGCACTGTCAGAGCGGTTTCGTTTTTCTGCCATTTGAGAGCACCTTGAAAACTAAAAAAATCGGGTTAGCGTTAAATTAAGCATATGGCGGCGGTCATTTAGGGCAAAGGATTTGAAGTTTTAACCTCCCCCTCCCCTTGATGGTAATTAATATCATTTATAATGCCGTGTATTCATTTTGCTGATGATTTGTGTCATGTAATGACTGAGCGTTTGGTCGCTATTGCCATGAATAGGTTCATTCGCATCCTTGGTGGGCGTCTTATTGACGATTGCCATCTTATCTTTTTTACCCATCAACGTGATGTTAAGCGTGGGTAATAAACCGCAAGCCTCATCACTCAGTGTGAACTGTCGGATGCCACCCGCTGAAATCACATGTCCGTCGATGATCATGGAATGAAACCTGCCATCCCGATATTTGATATCAAGGTCTTTCATTACTTGCTCCAGTGTGAATTGGGGTCAAGAGGATATCCGTTGGCATCACAGCCGATAACCGCGCCGCTTTTCTCCATTCGCTGTTTAGTTGAGTTATGGTGTGTAGCGCATAACCCTTGCCAGTTCTCTTTGTCCCAGAATAATGTCTGAGCCTTGGCTATCGCCGCCTTATTACCCGACTTCAACGCCTCTTTAAGTTTGTGCGGGATGATGTGGTCAACCACGGTAGCGGCGACAATCCGTCCCTGCTCGTGGCACATACGGCATAACGGATTAGCGCGCAGAAATGAAACACGCGCTTTGTCCCACCTGCTGTTGTAGATGCGGGGTTCTTTCACGTCCTGGTCCCGTTTGATTTATCGCCCCAACCTGTTTGCATCAATCTGCCGTAGCGCCGCCTTGTCCTGATTGCACATCTCCAGCGCCAACAGCAGCTTCTCATTGAGTATCACGCTGTCTCCCCAGGTCATGTGCTCCGGGATAACCGGTGGTGAGCAATCATCGAGCAGCGTGGTCGGTATCGGCGCGGGCGGGATGAACAGGTATCTTGTCTGCGTGCGCACGCAGCCGGTTAATAGCGACAGCAGGCACAGGCAGACGAGCACAGCGC